ATGGCTTGTACGTGTTGGCATGACCCTCCGGGTTACTGCCGCAAACATGTTCACAAGCCACGACTGGGCCTCTCTCGCCCAGTCACGCTGTTCACGCAGCGCCATTGTTGCCTTTGCCCTGATCATGAGGATAAAAAGGTGGAGTGTGGTACTGAATGCAAGTCGGTCACATATCAACAGCAGATCGACTATAATCGTAGTGTTTTGGGGGATAGAGCGGCCAAAAAGTCATTCGGAATATCGCGTCAATCAGTTATCAGTGCCCAACGGCAAGATGACATTGAGGATACGGATTCAGAGATTATTGATGAATGGGCTGCTCAAGAGGATCCATTGTCATGGGATGATTACAATAAAATCGATCTCGAGGCTGAAGCTTTCGCCATAGCTGAGCAAAACGCACGATGGGAACGCTTATTTAAGAATGTCGTCATGGGAGAGAGTGGTGATAGGGTCATCCATAACCCTGGTAATAAAAACACCATCGATTATTACATCGACAACCTTATCGACACCAAATACGGCAAGTATCTAGTTGCGCCGTGCGGCTTAGGTAAAAGTAAGTTTGCGCCCGCAAAGCTCATGGCTAAGCTCGGTTTTTCGAACATCGTAATGCTATGTGAGAGGATTAGTGGGGCCCGTTCCACTTTTCAGTGGTATAAGGAGAGACCTTTGCCTGGCATCTCTTATTACGAGCTTCGCGCTGGAGGCGTCACCGAAAGGTTTGGCGCTAAAGGCGGCGGCCCTACTATGTCAATCTACACGACAGGTGCTTGGGTTGACCGACGCATGAAAGCGACAGCCGACACTATGGTTTTGCTGGATGAAGCGCACAATTTGACGGCCAATACTATAGCTGTCATGCGACACACATCCGCTAAGCAGTTAGTTAGAGCATCAGCTAGCCCGTTGGAGGAGTGGATTCAAATGGATCTTACCACACCTTACGCTAGCGAGGTTGTTTTCAGGTCTTGGGTCACACCCGACACATTAATTGACAGTCTTCCTGAAGGCTCTAGTGGACTGTACATCGTTCCCACCTTGCGCACCATTGATCAGCGCGCAATCGAATTTAGGAAAGCTGGATACAAGGTCGTTCGTGCCTGCTCGCAATACATCAAGTTTGACGGTGATGATGGAAGCTGTTCACAAGAGGAATTGGCGAAGCGAGTGTCTGAATCACAATGGATCATAGTTGCCACCGACTATCTTC